CTGAGCCTCGGCCATGAACTGCCTGGTCGTGTCCATCTCGTCGCGGTAGCCGGTCAGCCACGCACCGATCTGGGCAGGCTCGTCCAGGCCCTTGTCTAGGTACTCAACGATCCCCTGCATGATCCAGTTGAGGATGAACGAGCCCTCTTCCCGGGCAAGCTGACGACCGAGATCCCGGTCGCCTGAGTTCAAGGTCGACCCGTCCTCATTGACGAACACGTTCGGGAAGTGGATCGGCTTGACCCGCTTCCAGATCGCCCCGTCAGTCGAGGTGATCTTCGGCAGGTTGTTCGTCGCCATCCACACCACATACTCGACATCCCACTCCACCGGGTGCCCATAAAGGGGCCGGGTCTTCTGGGTGTCCGAACCGGTGATCGACTTGACCAGCGCCTGGTTCAGGGATGCGTTCTCCGGCAGCTCCGACATCTTCACGAACCGGGTGCCCATCAGCGAGTGGAGCTTCTCGCTCGGACCCTGGTAGTTGTCCGGCTGAGGCATCAGCGTTGTCGGGTCCGCCACGGCGGCGAAGTCAGCCAGGACGTGGTAGAGCATCTCCAGGAACGCCGACTTGCCTGAGCCTGAGGCACCGTGGATGATCGGCAGGACCCGCTCGTCAGCGTTGCCCAGCACGGTTGCCCCGACCAGGCGCTGCATGTAGGCCAGGACCTCCGGGTCCGGCTGGATCTCACTGAGGAATGCCTGAGTGCGGGGGCCCTGGGCGTTCGGGTCGTAGACCGCCTTGATCTTCTTGGTCAGCATCAGGTTCGGATCGAAGTCGGACAGCACACCCGTCTTCAGGTTCAAGGTGCCGTTCTCCACCGTGACCAGGTACTTGTGCTGGTCATAGTCCTTCGGTGTGGACGACATGCACCGGTCGGTGCGGGCCAGCTTCGGCAGCGACATGACCTTGCCCATCGTGGCGAGCTTGGCAGCAGCGGCCTTCATCTCCTTGGCGTGCTCGTGCTGCTGGGCCTCAAGCTTGCGGGCCTGGTCACGCAGCCCTGTAGCGAGCTTGCGAGAGGCGAGCTGGTGCAGTTGAAGATCGTCTCGGGTCCACCGCTGCCCGTTCCACACCCGCCACTCGTCGATCGAGTTGACGTAGCGCAGGCTCGGACAGAAAGCTGTCGAGTACATGGACACCAGGCCCATGTCATCCCACGGGGCGCTGGAGTAGATGTCCTCGGACAGGTTAGGGAGCCCGTCGTGACCCAGTACCGGCAACGCCTCGTTGGCCTGGACGACCAGCGCCGTCTCCAGAGGCTTCTGCTCATCCACGGCCTGTACAGCCACCGGCACCTGCGCCGCAGGACGGACGAGGCTCACCGCATTCGACGCGTCGTGGAGCTGAGGAAGCTCGCCGCCATAGCCCTTGCCTCGGAGGTCCCGGGTAGCTGAAGCGAAGTGGGTCGCCCCGGTCCCGCCGTGGTTGAGCAGGGCGTAGGCGGCGAACTTGTTGTACGGTTCGTTCGGAGTGAACTCGGTCGCGTCGGAGAACACGTACAGCCGGTCGTTCGCGCCGACGCCTTCACGTCCCGTGCTGGCGGATTGCTCCCCGGAGTCCTTGCCCGGCCTGCGCCAGTAGGAAGCCTTGCCCCGCTGGTACATGTACGTCCAGCCGTGGGGGATCAGGATGTCAGCCCAGTGGGCCCGGTTGTTGAAGTCGTCACCTGGGCGCAGGGCTGAGCCTTCGACCCGGGGTGCCGGGGCCGGGCGGGGTGGCTCGATGACCTTGGGCGCGGGGGCGTTGGTGTGGGCCAGCCGGATGCGCGAGGCCAGGTCAAGGGCTGGGTAAAAGTTGTAGGCGGCAGGTTGGATGATGTGCGCCATCTTCGGGTCGTCGGCAACCTTGCGGTTGATCGTCCCGGGGATGCGCAGGACCCTGGCCAGGTCCTTGGTCGCAGTGGAGTAGAACCAGCCGACCGAGGCAGCCCAGCGGTTGATCGTCTCGTGCAGCTTCTCCGACAGTTCCTGGGCGGTGGCCAGGTCCTCGGGTGAGGACACATCCATGGGCTCATCGAGCATCCACCACGGGTAGACCCCGCCACCGGAGTGGACCCACAGGGTTGGTTCGGGAAGGCCGGACATCTCCACGATGGCCTGGCAGGTTTCGACGTCAGGGGGAAGGTCGCCCTGCTTGGGCTTGGCGTGGCCGGGACCGGCGATGTCCATGTCGGCCGCGAAGCCGGGCAGCATCTTGGAGTCTTCGACCTTGCCCCGGCCGCCGTCGACCAGGATGCCCTTGAGGGTGGTGCAGCGCATGTAGATGCCCTTGTGACCCAGGGCGTCGAGTTCCATGACGTGGTCGACCGCGTTGGCGATCATCCCGTGGCTTCGTCCGCGCCAGCCGATCTCGCTGGAGGTCAGGTCGCTGGACGAGATGTGGATCAGTCCACCGGAGATGTCGGAGTTCGGGTCGCTGGAGTCCCCACCGTGGACCAGCTCGAACCAGGCCTTGATCTGTTCCCGGTCAGCGGACAACGGGGCTGGTGTGCCAAGTTGTGCAGAGGAGTTGCTAGAGCTGCTGTCAAGCACGTATGCTCTCCCTCGAATCGTTTGGAGAGTTCGCCTTAGTCTTCCCTGCTGAGGCGGACGCAGAAGCCCTGGTGTTGGTCGCACCGGGGCTTTTCTGTTTTCTTCGTCCAGCAGGTCGATCAGGCGAACTCGCTGAGCTTACATGGCTCCCCGGGCGGGCAGAAGGGGGTCAACCCAACCCGCCCGGGGTCTAACTCCCTGGCCTCCCGCGAAGTAGGACCAGGCCTCACACCCTACTAGAAAGCAGGCTCAACTGACCCGTAGTCGGGCGTACCGGATGTCTGTGCGGCCCTGATCGCATCCAGGGTCGACAGGGCGGGTGCCGGTGGAGCCGACGACGGAGCAGGCGGAGCCGAGGCAGGTCCGCTGGCCCACTGGGGCATCTGGTCAGGCTGGCCGTGGTGAGAGGGCACGGCAGGCTGAGACAGGGGCACGATCGGCTCGTTGGTCCACACGGGCTGAGGCGGGTTGACCGGACCACCTGGGTTGAACTGCGGCGGGCCCTGAGGCGTCCAGCCAGGGGTCTGCCAGGCAGCCTGAACGGGCGGCTGAGGCGGCTGCTGGCCGTAGCCCTGGTTCGGGTACCCCTGCTGGCCGTATCCCGGCTGAGCCTGGGCCTGAGGCGGTGGGGCAGCCGGGGCCTGGTACTTGACCGAGAACAGCTTCGGCTTGTTGCCCGCCTTCGAGGTCATGTCGTCCCCGGTGTAGGTGAAGCTGATCCACCCGCCGACGTCAAGCCAGGAGGCACGGGCAGCCAAGATCGCTTCCTTGGTCGCCTTCTCCATCCACTTGCCCTTGACGTAGATCGTCCTGACCCCGTCGTCGGGGCGCATCCGGTCAGGGTTGTTGATCCCCTCGTAGTTGCGCAGCTGGGTCTGGATCTGGAACACCGTCTGCATCTTCGGGTCACCCGAAGGCCAGAACGCAGGCTGGCCGGTCGCGAAGTCCCTGGCCTGCACAGCCTTCGGTTCGGTCAGGATCTGGCCGGTCACCGTGTCGTTCGGGTAGTTGAAGCTGAAGGCCGGGCTGCCCGAGCCCATAATCAAATCGCGGGCGTTCGTCATGTCGTCACCTCGTTAGTTCGCTGGTTCATTTGCCGATAGTCCCTCTGGCGTGATGTCGGTGATCGCGATTTCAGTCAAGGCCACATCGATCGCATCGGCGATGATCTCAGCCAAGCTGTCGATCCCGTACACGTCATCGCGATGGGCCAGGACGGCTTGGATCACCTTGTCCCTGCGACCCTGGTCAAGCATTTGGCCGACCTCGCAGAAGCAGTTGGCCCCGTGGATCTGGACGATCTGGGCCCGCCCTGACGCCTCGTTCTCGGCCAGGTACTCGGACACGTCATCCCGGCTGGGCCAATAGGTGAAGCTGCGGTACTCACCCACCTGATAGGTCCAGTGACAGTGGGAGCCGTCGTCGAACTTAAGCATGGTGCCTCGCCAGGGCTGCATTGCTCCAGAACATGACCTCTTCAAGCTTGGTGAAAGCCAGCGCCTTCTCCCTGCCCTCGGGGATCAGCTCATTCAGGGCGTTGGCCGTGATCAGGCACAGGGTCCAGACCCGCTCGTGCGCTTCGGCCTTTTTGTCCGTATCGGCTGGGTGGAACTTGAACCTGTTGGCGATATCCTCTTCGCTAAGCATCCTTAACGAGCCCCTTCCCATACTTCGCCTTGGTTGCCTCGTTATTACCAGGGCACCCTGACTGATTTGCCCTCTGATCCCCACCGCGATACCACGGGCAATACGAGCACTCGAATCCCGGGACCGAGTCGATCTCGCTGAAGGCCAGGTCGTCCCCGGCCTTGATCATCGAGTTGGCGATCCCGTACATCCTGTCCAGGGCAACCTGGGCCAGCGCCGGGTCGTAGTCGTCGATCCAGACCTGCATGTCTTTCAGCCAGCCCGAGCGGGGCACAGCCACCAGGACGACCTTGTTCACCTGGTACCCGGCCTTGACCAGGCCCATGCCGTACAGGTTCACCTGGGAGATGTAGTGCTCCGGTGGGCCCGATGACTTCCACGTCTTCAGCTTCGTCGGGGAGACCGTCTTCCAGTCGATCACCGCCCCGATCTGCTTGTCGTACAGGTCGCAGTGCCCCTTGACCAGAGGGTCCGGCTGGACCGTGATCTCAGTGACCCAGCGGTCCATGAAGTGGGAGGCCTGGAACGAGTTGACGGCCTTCTCAAGCCAGGTGTGGACTGCTGTCCCGACGATGGCCGGGAGCGGGTCGGCCCACCAGTTCGACTCGGGTGTCCCGGCCAGCCGGTAGGCGATCTTGCGGTCGCACAGGGAGCCCAGCTCACTGGGGCCGATGGTGGTCTGGAGGGAGCGGGCCGAGTTGTTGTCGGTCCACTTGATCACGTCGGTCAGGTCGCTGAGCAGTTCCAGGCCGATGAGTTCGTTGGCCGAGGTCGGCTTGCACGACGGGTGGAAGTCCTCACCCTGGTTCCGAAGGCTGGTGTCCAGCAGCCTGCCGCACTTGCGGCACAGCGGACTCATCAGTCCCTCATCGTGGTCATGGTGATCTTGTCCCTGAGTGGGATGACCTGCTTGACCCAGGCTGGGCCCTCCCGCTGACTGTCCGTCAGGGTGTAGCGCTGACCGCAGTCACATTCAACGACGGACCCGACACCCAGGGGCCGGTCAGCGTACTGCTTGTCGAAGGCTTCCAGCTTGATGTAGCAGGGACACGGGACCGGGGCCACGTGGATCAGCTTCAAGCCGTCACCCCCTCGGTCGGGCTCAGCGGGATCAGCACCTTCTTGGTGCAGGTGGACCAGGCGAAGATGCTGCTGGCCTCGACCCATTCGACTTCGGCGACCCAGAAGGACTTGGTGGTCTTGTCGACCAGGAACTCGGCCCGCTCGAACTCGTCCAGGCCTCGCAGGGTGACCTTGTTGATACTCAGGGGGATGCCCATGGCCTCCAGGCCTGCCCGGAACTTCTCGTTGGGGATGAAGTTGGGCACGTCGGCGGAGTTCAAGCGGACACCTCCTGGTTGCGGTAGACGAACGTCCCGAGTACCCCGAGTCGTTCGTGGCGGTATTCACCTCGGTCACAGGCGGCTTCCAGTTCGTCGGCTGAAATGCCGGACTGCCTCGCTGCTTTGCTGATGGGCATAAGTTCCTGATAAGCCAGATCAGGCAGTGTCTTCAATGCCTTCTCGGCCCCCCAGATCCACTCACCGACCCGGATAGCGGTATCGACATTCATACCCCTCTCCAGGGCTTCCCACCGACGCAGGCTCTCACCCTCCACACCGATCAGGCGAGCCTGGGCATTTCGGGTCATACAAAGCTTGTCGCGCATAGCAGCCAGATCGCCGCCCAAGACCGCTTGGTAGCCAGCTTCTGCCAGCTTACGAGCGGTATGGTCGATCACCCCACTCATGGTACTCCTCTTCAACTCGTGTCTGTCAAGCATCAGAAGAGTACCCCAAACGGACATGTGGTGTATATGCTGAGATCATGGGACTTTCCCTGGCAGAGCGCTACGCCCAAGAGCTGACCCCCGCAGAGCAGAAAGCGTGGGTCAAATCGCTGTCCCCACAGCTGCTCAAAGAAGTAGCGCGCCAGGAATGGTGGTGGACAGCAAGGCCCGAACAGATCCCGCCCCCAGGCAACTGGAGCCTATGCCTCATCCTCGCCGGACGCGGATTCGGAAAGAGCAAGCTAGCCTCAGAATGGCTGGTTCAGCGCCTACTCGACCACCCAGTTGACCGGCATGGCTTCCGCACCGAATGGCTTCTCATCGCCGAGACCCTGTCCGATGCCCGCACCATTTCCATCGAAGGGCCCTCGGGGGTTCTGCGTGTCCTGGACCGCAGGGAGATCGACTACAAGTACATCAAGCACCCCAAGCCGCAGATCCTTGTCGGCGAGCACAAGTCGGTGATCTTCTTCGAAGGTGCGGACGGGGCTGACGTCGGTCGTGGCTACAACGCCGCAGGTGCCGTGCTTGACGAGGTCGCCAAGTGGAAGAAGCCCAGGGAGTCCTGGTATGAGGGCATCATGCCCTCGCTGCGTGCTGACCTCATGGGGGATCATCCGCGCACGCTTGTGGCTACCACGCCTAAGCCGATCGATCTGCTTCGCGAATGGGTAGGCCGCGATGACGGTTCGGTAACACTCATTCGTGGATCGACATTTGACAATGCCGCGAACCTGTCTTCGTTCACCCTGGATGAGCTGGACAGGCGCTACCACGGCACCATGATCGGCCGTCAGGAACTGTACGGCGAACTGCTCGATGCCCGCGACGGAATGCTCTTCTCGTTCAGGCACATCGACGAGAACCGGATCGAGTCCCTTGACGAGGTCGAATTCACACACATCACTGTTGGCGTGGACCCGACACTCACCGAAGAAGGCGACCTCATGGGCGTCATCGTCATGGGCCGCGACACCAAGAACCACATGTACGTCCTGGCAGACGAGTCGATCCCGCTGACCTCCCGTGAGGCGGCCCGCCACATCTGGCGGGTGTTCTGGCGCAACGGGGCAGACACCGTCGTCGTCGAAGACAACCTGGCCAAGCGGTGGATGACCGACGTCCTGTCCGACGCCTACGTGGAGCTGCGCGACCAGGACAACCTGTTCCCCCCGGGCACCACAGCCCCACTGAAGAAGGTCGACTCCCGTATCGGCAAGAAGCTGCGCGCCGAGCCGGTGGCGATGCGCTACGAACAGGACACCGTCCACCACCTGGGGACCTTCTCCGCCCTGGAGAACGAGATGCTCAACTTCGACCCCACTGATTCACACAATTCGCCCAACCGTATGGACGCCATGGTCCACGCTGCCAGGCACCTGATGGCCGGGGAGAGGCGTCGGATTCGTCTCGTTAACCCACAGTCGTTGTGGACTCCGGTGACATGAGCTGTATTAGGAGCTTATGTCCGCTTAGTATTGACTTCGTGATCGATCTGGTGCTACTCGTCGTGCTGACCCTGGCTGTCGCACGACTGTGCGTGCTGATGGTCGAAGACAAGATCACCGAGTTTTTCAGGGAATGGGTCGTCGCGAAGCTCGGCCCCGACCACCTGGTCAGCTTCGGTGTCGTCTGCCCCTGGTGCTGGTCGGTTTGGTTCGCCTTCCCGATGACCGCCATCACCTTCCACAGCTACGGAACGTGGCCAGTCATCCTCACCAGCCTGGCCGTGTCCTTCGTAGCCTCCAAGCTTGCGGACGTGTGAGATGCCAAAGCCCATGATCTCCAGGTCCCCGAGCACCGACCTGGCCCCGGTCACCTACGCCGCCGAGCAGCTACAGCCACTCAACCAGCGCTCCGGCATCGCCACAGCCGCCATGCTCGGCCCGACCGACACCCTGTGGGACAACTACCGGTTCACGTCCCTGGGCTGGCAGCGGGAAGCCTGGCGGTTCTACCACATCATCCCTGAGCTGCACTATGCCGCGAACTACATCGGCGCTGCCTGCTCAAGGGTGAGGATCTTCATCGAGCACCTCAACGAATACGGGGTGCCAGACGGCGAAGTCACCAACGCGACTGAGATCTCCTCGATCGCGGACACCCTGTTCGGCGGGTCCGCAGCCCGAGCCCAGGCCCTGCGTTCCATCGCCATCAACCAGACCATCGCCGGGGAGTGCTATGCGGTCGGCCGGGCCAGGCGGGGCTACGCAACAGACAAGTGGTACATCGCCTCCACGACAGAGCTGAAGCGTCGCAACGGCGGCTACGTGATCAACTTCGGGTGGGGAAACGAGACCCTGCTCAAAGGCACCGACCTGGTAGTTCGGCTGTGGACCCCGGACGAGGAGTACCACTTCCGCGCCGACTCCCCTACCCAGCCCTGCCTGCCGGTCCTCCAGGAGCTGGAGGAACTCATGATGTACGAGTTCTCCCAGATCGACTCCCGGGCAGTCGCAGCGGGCATGATCTTCCTCCCAGCCGAGATGTCCAACGGGCCCTCGGACGCCTCGACCAGCCCCCAGTCAGCTGACGACGTGTTCAACCAGGTCGCCTTGGCGGCCAAAGCCAGCCGGTCCGGACGGGGCGTGGCTGCCGGTGTCGTGCCGCAGTTCCTGGAGATCCCAGGCGAGTACATCGGCAAGATGCAGGACCAGCCCCTGAAGTTCGCCTCCGAGCTGTCCGACCGGATGAAGGAGTACAAAGAGTCAGCGATCAGGCGGCTGGCCACCGGCCTGAACATGCCCGCCGAGATCTTGCTCGGGATGGGCGACGTCAACCACATCTCGGTCTGGTCGATCGAGGAGAGCTTCGTCAAGATCCAGGTCGAGCCGATGATGAGCCTCATCTGTGACGGCCTCACCACCGCCTACCTGAGGCCCCTGCTGGACTCCCTCGGCAAGGACCCAGCCCGCTACCGCATCGGCTTCGACACGGCCCCGCTGACCGTCCGCGCCTCCAGGCTCCAGGACACGCTGAACCTGTACGAGCGCCGCATCGTCAACAAGGAAGCTGTCCTGCTGGCCGGGGACTACAACCCGCTGACCGACGCGATGAACGACGAAGAGTCCACTGAGCTGTTCATCCGCGAGCTGATGCTGCGCGACCCGACCCTGATCGCAGTTGAGCCGCTGCGTGAGGCAGCCAACCTCGACATCGACATGCCCGAGCCGGTCATGGCCGTACCAGGTGAGGTCCCAGGCGACCCGAACGCCCCAGGTGCCGCACCCCCACCAGCCCCGGCCAGGTCCACCGACAACCAGCGCAGGCCAGTCGACCCGAGGTCCACCGACACCGGTCCGACCAGGCCAGCGGCCAACCAGGGCACCCCGATCCTGGCCTCATCCGTTCTGACCACGTCACCTGAAGCCGTCCTGGCCGCAGCCAACGTTGCAGCCAGGCGTGCCCTGGAGATCGCCGGGGGCAGGCTCCTGACCAGGCAGATCAGGGGCCAGTTCCCTGACGTGGCCAAGCATGAGATCCACACCAGGCTCAAGGTCACCAACGGCCAGGTCAGCGAGATCCTGGCCGGGGCCTTCGACCATGTGAGCCTCGACTTTGCCGGGCTGGGCGTGGACAGCTTCCGCATGGCCAGGGACCTGACCGAGTACTGCCAGGACAGGCTGCTCAGCGGCAAGTCCCATGACATCGAGAAGCTGGCCTTCTATGTCCGCAACTGAGGAAGAGCCAGGCGTACTCGCCCGGGTCCTGGCCGCCATCAGGGCCTGGGTGCCTGTGCTGCGCCGTGAAGTCCTCACCTCAGGGTTCATCGACCCGACAGGTGTGGAGGACGCCCAGCCCGCCTGGGCCACCCAGGTCGACACCGAGATCATGCCCGCCCTGGACACCGTCGTCGACCACGCCTGGCGCTGGCAGTCAGGTGAGCCATTCGTGTCCGGCAACAGCTTCACCCAGGCCCAGCTTGCCCTGACCAGGAACTTGCTGGTCCGTATCCCGGCCGAGGTCTACAACGACATCTTCTCCGAAATCTCGACCGGGGTGGCCAACGGTGAGGACCAGGTGACCATCGCCTCTCGTATCGATGCGAAGATCCTGACATCTGGTAGCGAATGGTGGGAGAATCGGGCAAAGGTGATAGCTCGGACGGAGACGAACAGGGCATGGAACGCAGGTTCGCTCGCGGCG